ACTAGAGGCATTATTGATGTTGGGACAAAAGTCACAAACCCAATTATTGACGGCGCTGATTTTGTTGGTATAGCTGCATCTGGCGCAAACTATTGCATTTATTTGCATGGGTCTATAACTGGTGTTCCAACGGTTCGCAACATAAATGCAGAAAGTGTGTCGTGTGCAATTTTATATTGCGGCGTAAAAGCTGACATTGATAGTATTTACGGAAATTTTGTCACTGCTACGGATGCAATTACTCTAGACCAAAATTATTCTAGCATTAAAAATGTTCAACTAAGCAATTGCACAGATCGTTCAATTTACGTTAGTGGCACAAATGTGGAACTTGATGGAATCCACTTGGTTAATTGCGGTCAAGCAAATTCAAGGGCAATCCAATTTCAAGCGGCAAGCGCAATTGTTAAAAATGTAAGCATATTGTTTACAGGGGCAAGACCAGCTAATTTTGTTGGAATTCTTTTTAATAGCGGCGCGCCACGATTTATCAGTAATGTACTTGCCAAAGCTGCATCATCTGACTTTAACGCATCAAGCGTTATGACATTTTCATCAGGCCCATCTGGCGCATCTATTCGCAATGTAAGCCCTAGCCCTTTTGGTGTGTCGCAAACATGGAATCCAGCAAGCATTGCAAATGGTGCATCTGAAAGTTTGGCAGTAACAGTTACAGGGGCAACTTTTGGGATGGTTTGTAGTGCTGTTCTAGGTATCAGCACATCAGGGCTAACCTTGACCGCACAAGTAAGTGCGGCGGATACCATTACCGCAACGCTGACAAACAACACTGGTGGGGCGGTTGATTTGGCATCATCTACGCTAACCGTATATGCAGAGTTGTATTGAAAACGACAACACCACTTGACAAAATTCCAGCATAATGCTGACAAACCCTTACCGGCGAGGTTCACCGGGGAATCTTAGGATTCATTGAAATGACTGAAGAAGTCCAACAAAACCTAGCGGAAGTAGACTCCGCGCCAGCAACGGATGTGACGGCCACTCCTGAGACTGTTGAAAGTACGCCGGTAGTCGCTGATGAGCAGAAAGAACCTTCTAGGGTTTTTACCCAAGAAGAACTGGATGCAGCCATCGGCAAACGCCTTGCAAGAGAGCAACGTAAGTGGGAACGAGAACAAGCGCAACGATCTGCGGAAACGCAAATTGTAAAAGCGCCGGCCACCACGTCTGTTGACCAGTTTGAAAGCCCTGAAGCCTATGCGGAAGCATTGGCCTATCAGAAGGCAGAAGAGCTGATCGCCAAGCGTGACCAAGCCAGGCAGCAGTCGCAGGTTCTTGAGAGCTACCACGATCTTGAGGAAGAAGCGCGGAGTAAGTATGACGATTTTGAACAAGTCGCCTACAACCCCAAACTTCCAGTCACGAACGTGATGGCTGAAACGATTCAGTCTTCGGAGATTGGCCCTGAGTTAGCGTACTACCTCGGGTCTAACCCTAAAGAAGCGGAACGTATCTCACGCATGACGCCCTTGAGCCAGGCAAAAGAGATTGGGAAAATTGAGGCCAAATTGGTTTCAGCGCCCCCGGTCAAGAAAACGACATCCGCGCCCGCACCGATTTCGCCCGTGACGGCTCGCTCCTCTGGAGCGCCGGCTTATGACACGACAGACCCACGGTCAACCAAGACCATGAGTGCCTCAGAGTGGATTGACGCCGAAAGAGCCCGACAGATGAAAAAATTGCAGGCAAACCGCTAAATTTTTAAAGGATTTTTTCCATGGCTAACAGTATCTTAACCATCGACATGATCACGCGCAAAGCGCTTGAGATTCTCGAAAACAACCTGGTGATCACCAGAAACGTGAACCGTCAGTACGACGACAGCTTTGCTGTTGAAGGTGCCAAGATTGGTTCGACCCTGCGTATTCGCCTGCCTGACCGCGCTCTGGTCACTGACGGTGCCGCTTTGCAAGTTCAAGACGACAACGAGCAGTTCACCACTTTGACCGTGGCCAGCCAAAAGCACATCGGTGTCAACTTCACATCTGCTGAATTGACCATGCAATTGGATGACTTTGCAGAGCGTGTGTTGAAGCCACGTATCAGCCAGTTGGCCAGCTCCATTGACGCTGACGTTGCCAATGCTTACAAGAGCATCGGTAACACCGTTGGCACGCCGGGTACCACTCCTTCGACTTCTTTGGTGCTGTTGCAAGCCCAGCAGAAGCTGAACGAGAACGCCGCTGTGATGAACCCCCGTTATGCCACCGTCAACCCCGCAGCTAACGCTGGTTTGGTCGAAGGCATGAAAGGTCTGTTCAACCCCACCGATACCGTGTCACGCCAGTTTAAAAACGGCATGATGGGCATGGGTGTGTTGGGCTTTGACGAAGTCAACATGTCTCAGTCCATCAAGCAGCACACCACCGGAACCCGCGTTGCCACTGGCGCCACCACTGGTGCTGCGGTAACAACTGAAGGTTCTTCTACCCTCACGTTGACGGTTGGCTCGGGTGAAACCATCACCGTTGGTGACGTGTTCACGATTGCTGGTGTTTACGCTGTAAACCCGCAAACCCGTGAATCCACTGGTTCGTTGTTCCAGTTTGTGGCTTTGGCGTCTTCGACCACCACCACCACTGCTACCGTGACCGTGGCTGCCATGTACTCAGCAACTCACGCTCTGGCCACCATGTTGACTTTGCCTGCTAACTCCGCAGCCGTGGTGTTTGTGGGCGCTGCTTCAACCCAGTACCCCCAGAACTTGGTCTATCACAAAGACGCCATCACGTTCGCTACCGCTGACTTGTTGCTGCCCCAAGGCGTAGACATGGCTGCGCGTGCCGTCCACAATGGCATCAGCTTGCGTGTGGTTCGCCAGTACGATATTAACAACGACCGGATGCCGTGTCGTATTGATGTCTTGTACGGTTTTTCCACCATTCGTCCACAGATGGCTTGCCGCATCTGGGGTTAATTAATTAATTTTGAAGGAAATTTATCATGGCTCTCCCTAATTCTGGCGGTGGATACCAATTCACCGATGGCAACACCAACGAAATCGTTATGGGCGTTCAAGCAGCGCCCCAGACGGCAACTACTACGGTAACTCTGACTGCTGCGCAAATTACCGGCGGCATCTTGGTTGGCACGGCAGGCACAGGCGCGGTAACATATACGATGCCTACGGCAACAGCAATTGACGCAGTGTTTACCAATGCAAAAGTCAACAGCACGTTTGAACTGACTGTCATCAACTTGGGCACTTCGTCTGGGGTGATTACGATGGCTGTTGGCACCGGCATTACTGCGGTTGGCAACTTGCTTGTCGCTATTACTGGCAGTGCAGCCGGTGTTGGTGGCGCAGCGCAGTTCCTGTTCCGCAAGACGGACACTGCTGCGTACACTGTGTACCGCGTGGCCTAAACCTAAATGGGGGGCTTTGGCCCCCCTTTTTTAAAGGAAAAAATCATGGCAAATACCAAATCAATTGGTGTCGCTTTTGAGGATCAAGACCTCAAAAGTTCAGCAACAATTTATGCTTTAGCCGGGACGGGTCAAATTGGGTATAACACTGGAAGTTCCACAACGGCGCCTTCAACTGTTACTCAAGCTACTAGCAAATCTACCGGCGTGACCATTAACGCATCTGTGGGTCAAATTGTGACCAACAACGCGGCACTGGCGGCGGGGGTTGAAGTGGCATTTGTGGTTACCAACAACCAAGTTTCTGCATACGACATCCCAGTAATTGCTATTGCAAGCGGTGCAGCAACGGCGGGAACTTACTTGGTTTCTGTGGTGACAGTAGCCGCGGGGTCGTTTACCATTGCAATCACCAACGCAAGCGCTGGTTCATTGTCGGAGGCATTGACCTTTAATTTTGGCTTAATTCACGTTGCGCAAACTTAACCAACCAGGGGGCTAATCACCCCCTTCTTTTTATGCCAGTTATTTACATGTCGCATGAAGTCCACGGCGCCAAAGTTGCAACGATGGAACTTGAAGCTGTAGCAGACGAACAAAATGGTTGGACACGCTATACTCTTGACACGCCAATTGATGTTGAAGAGGCGGCTCCACAGGAAGTAAAACGTAGACGTGGCCGTCCAACTGTTGAGGCGGTCGAACAAGGAGCGTAAAGATGGCCACCTACTCTGCTGCCGATCAGATCAACCGGGCGCTGCGGCTGCTGGGCGTGCTGGCCGAAGGCGAAACACCAGCGGCATCAGTGTCTCAAGACGCTTTGATGGCGCTCAATCAGATGATCGACTCTTGGAACACTGAGCGTCTGGCTGTGTTCAGTACCCAAGATCAGGTGTTTACTTGGCCTGCTGGATTCATCAATCGCACCCTTGGCCCAACAGGTAACTTTGTAGGTAACCGGCCCATATTGTTGGACGACGCTACTTATTACCGCGACGCAAGCACTAACGTGTCGTTTGGCATAAAAATGATCAACCAGCAACAATACGATGGTATTGCTGTTAAGACGGTGACGTCCACGTACCCGCAAGTTTTGTTTATCAACATGACTTACCCTGATGTTGATATGTACATCTACCCCAAGCCCACACGGGATTTGGAATGGCACTTTATTTCGGTTGAAGAACTGACCCAGCCCGCAAATTTAGCAACAAACATTTTGTTCCCGCCGGGGTATCTACGTGCTTTCACGTACAACTTGGCCATGGAATTTGCACCTGAGTTTGGCGTTGAACCCAGCCCCCAAGTGCAACGCATTGCAATGACCAGCAAGCGTAATTTGAAGCGCATCAACAACCCCGATGACATCATGTCGATGCCTTACGCTATCGTGGCTAACCGCCAGCGCTTTAACATCTATGCCGGCAATTACTAATGAAAACGCCTATCCTTGGCTCGACCTACGTGGCCCGCAGCGTCAACGCTGCGGATGCCCGCATGGTCAATCTGTTTCCAGAGGTTGTCCCCGAAGGCGGTAAAGAACCGGCGTTCTTGCAACGCTGCCCAGGCATGACGCTTTTGTCAACCGTAGGCGTTGGCCCCGTTCGTGGCTTGTGGGCGTTCTCCTCAAATGATGGTGTGGGTTTTGTGGTGTCGGGCACCCAGCTTTACAAGATCAACAATGCCTACACGCCCACGCTAATTGGCACTGTGGAGGGTTCTGGGCCCGTTAGCATGGCCGACAACGGCACGCAACTATTCATTGCTTGCAACGGCCCCAGCTACATATACAACAACACTACCGGCGGCTTTGGTCAGATCACCGACCCAGATTTCCCCGGCGCTGTAACGGTCTGCTATCTGGACGGCTATTTTGTGTTCAACGAGCCCAACAGCCAAAAGATGTGGGTCACCGCGCTTTTGGACGGCACGTCCATTAACCCGCTTGAGTTTGCCAGCACCGAAGGTTCGCCTGACGGCTTGCTGGCCGTGGTGTCCAACTTCCGCGAGGTTTGGGCTTTTGGCACAAACAGCATTGAGGTTTGGTACGACTCAGGCGCCACAGACTTCCCCCTACAACGCATCCAAGGCGCGTTTAACGAGCTTGGATGTGCCGCCCCTTACTCAGTGGCCAAGATGGACAACGGGTTGTTCTGGCTAGGCCGGGATCGCCGGGGCCAAGGTATTGTCTACCGGGCCAACGGTTACCAAGGCCAACGCATTTCAACCCATGCGGTCGAATGGCACATCCAGCAGTACACCGACATGTCGGACGCCATTGCGTACACTTATCAACAGGATGGCCACAGCTTCTATGTGCTAATCTTTCCCACGGCCAACACCACTTGGGTATACGACGCCTCCACCCAAGCATGGCATGAACGTGCGGGCTTTGTAGCCGGCGCGTTTACCCGGCATCGTAGCAATTGCCAAATGGCATTCAACAACAAAATTGTTGTTGGCGACTTTGAAAACGGCAACATCTACGCCTTTGACCTTGACGTGTACGCCGACAATGGCCAGATTCAAAAATGGCTGCGCACTTGGCGAGCGCTGCCCACGGGCACAAACAACCTCAAACGCACGGCCCACCACAGCTTGCAATTGGATTGCGAAACAGGCGTTGGCTTAAATGGTTTTGTAGTGCCAGAAACCATTTATTTGATGACCGAAATTGATAATTATTTAATTACCGAAAGCGGTAATTATTTGATTGCAGATCAAGAAGCTGCCGCAACCCAAGGCTCAAACCCAGAGGTCATGCTTCGTTGGTCAGATGATGGCGGGCACACTTGGTCAAATGAGCATTGGTCGCCGCTTGGTAAAATTGGTGCGTATGGCCACCGGACGTTTTGGCGGCGGCTGGGCATGACGCTCAAGCTGCGAGATCGCGTCTATGAATTGTCCATGACTGATCCGGTCAAAGTGGCCATTATGGGGGCTGAGTTGCTTTTGAGCCCAACAAATGCTTAACGTCACCCCAATTACACCTCCCAGGGTGCCGTTGATCGACCCGCGCACAGGGTTGATTGACCGGGCTTGGTATTTGTTTTTTCTTTCGCTTTTCCAAGTGGCAGAAAATGTGCCCGATCCTATTGGCCCAAGTTCCGAATCATTGATTGCGTCCTATGACGCCGCGCTTCTTGCAGTCAATCAGGAACTGCAAACGCTGCCGCCTGTCGTTACCTTACCCGTTCCTGACGTATTGACCGACTGCTGTTCGGCTTTGGTGTCCCAGATTGCCGAGATGCAAAAGCAGATAGAAGGGTTGCAATCGCAGCCCATTCTCGACATTGGTGCTGTCAGTGCAACTATTGCGGCGCTGGCAACTGTGCCGGTGACTGTAGTGGCAGATTTTACAGTGGGCGCCAGCAACTGGTACATCAACAATAAGTCAAGCTCAACCTGTACAGTCACCTTACCAACTGCATCTGCATTCCCTGGTAGGTATTTGACCTTTCAGAATTATCAAGCCCAGACACTTGTGTCAGCGTCCAGCAACGTCGTCCCCCAAGCTGGTGGCGCAGCGGGCACCGCAATCCTCTTGGCAGTTGCAGGCAATTGGGCGACAATGGTGTCTGACGGCACCAATTGGGTCATCATGCAAGCTGCCGCTAACAATTGCCTTTTACTGGAGTAACCCATGACAGTCACCGTCAAAGTCCTTGTACCGGCCAAAATTGTCGAGGCCAGCCAAACCACCCAGTACACCGCTACTGGCGTCACGGCCATCATCGACAAATTCACCGCAACCAACTACAGCGCAACTGCTGCAACCATCAGCGTCAACTTGGTCACTGTGGCCGGGTCTGCGGGCAATCTGAACTTGATCACCAAGACCAAGACGCTTCAACCCTCTGAGGTCTATACTTTCCCCGAGCTGGTGGGCCAAGTGCTGGGTGTGGGCGACTTCATCAGCACCATTGCAGGCACTGCCACTTCTATCAACATGCGCGTCAGTGGCCGTGAAGTAACTTAAGGAGAGCAGCATGGGATTTTTTCAAGACCTAATAACAAACCCCATAGGCACTGTATCTGATACAGCAACCAAATTTGTTCAAAATCCAGCGGGAACATTGGACGATTATTGGAAGACCGGCGGCGGCGACGCAGCTAAAGCAGCAGCTATAGCTGCGGCGATTTACTACGGCGGGCCAGCCGCAATGCAGTATTTTGGTAGCGCTGGAGCGGGTGCTGGAGCCGCAGATTTAGCGGCCTCTTATGGCGCGGGCGGTGGAGGTGTAGGTGCGGGGACTGCGGCAGGTATAGGTGGAGGCATGGGTGCTGCAGATTTGGCCGCTGCTTATGGCGCAGGCGGGGGTGGTGTGGGCGCAGGAACGGCGGCAGGTATAGGCGGAAGTATGGCCGGCGCGGGCGGTGTCAATGCTCTAACTGGCGCTGGAATGGGGTCTAGTTGGATGCTGCCTGCGGCTATATTGGGCAGTTCTTTGTATGGGGCTAACGCAGCCCAACAAGCAGGTAGCGCACAAGCCGCCGCCGCAAGCCGTGCGGCTGATTTACAGTACCAACAATTTAGGGATACAGCCGCGCTGCAAGAGCCATTTCGCCAAGCTGGCGTTCGTGCGCTGCCTCAGCTTGAAGCGCAGCGCAATATGATGCCTGGAGCGTTTACTGGCACGGTTGATCTGACTCAAGACCCAGGCTATGCGTTTCGATTGTCCGAAGGCCAGAAGGCGCTGGATCGAAGCGCGGCTGCTAGGGGCGGCTTAATCTCAGGCGGGGCGCTGAAGGCCGCGCAACGGTTCGGTCAAGACCTAGGCAGCCAAGAATATCAAAACGCCTACAACCGAGCGTTGACGGGCTACAACGCCGACGTGGCGCGTGAAGCCACCGGCTACAACCGTCTGGCGGCTTTGGCGGGCTATGGCCAAACGGCCACGGGTCAAATTGGCGCTGCTGGGCAGAACATGGCGTCCAACGTGGGCAACCTGATGACATCAGGCGCAGCCGCAAATGCTGCGGGTTCAGTGGGAAGCGCCAACGCTTTGACCGGTGGTTTGGGTTCATATTTGAACTATGCCGGCCAACAAGATATGTTAAATGCTTACAACGCAAGAACTGCAATGAGATCAACGTATACCGGATAAGGAATAAATATGGCACTCGATCCTTCTATCGCATTGGGTATTCGGCCTCTTGAAGTGCCAAACCAATTGGCGCAGTACGCTCAGATGGCGCAAGTTGAAGGCGCGCAACGTCAAAATGAAGTTGCCCAAATGCAATTGGAGCAGTTAAAACAAGACCGCGTGGAAATGCTGGCTTTTCAAAAACATCTGGCGGACAGCGGGGATAACCCCGACTTAAAAAAGTTTGCCCTTATGTTGCTCAAATCGCCTAAGCATTACGACAAAGGCGCGGAAATGCTGCAAAAAATCCAAGAGCAAGAAAAATTTGAGACCATAGGGCGTAAGTTATATCCTGAGTATTTTGACGCTGTACCTGCGGCTGCTGGGGCGGCCCCTCCCGTTGCTGGCACCATGTTTATGGCTGCACCAACAGCAAGACCGTCAGGGGCGCTAGGTTCTGGCACCTTTGGCATGATGCCTGAGCCAGTCAATAACTTAGCTCCCGCGCCTGCCGCGCCAAGCAACGCTTTAGTTGCGCCCGCCGGCAAAACGCCAGACCAACTGCGCAAAGAAATTATGTTGTTTGGCAGGGCAAACACTACCGGCGCCAAGAACATGGCGGACATGCTTAAGGCGCAATTGACGGAATCGTTAAAAGCCCACGTTTTAGCACCTAACGCAACTTTACTTGTTGGTGGTGTACCCACGTATCAAGCCCCAGCTGCGCCGCCAACTCAAACCGATTTGAGGAAAAATTTTGAGTTTGCAAAAACACCTGAAGGTGGCAATTACAGAGGCTCGTTTGCCGACTTTAAGGCTATCTCAACGCCTAAAACAAGTGTCATCGTTAGTACAGAAAAAAAATACGGTGAACAATTTGCCGGCAAAATTGCAGACAGCGATAGCAATAAATTAGGCGCGGCAGAAAAGGCACCTCAATTGGCTGAAAGTGCAAATCGGATTATTAATTTGGTTAGCCAAGGCAATCTATTTACTGGGCCTATTGCAGATGTCAAGTTGAATATTGCACGTGCTTTGAATGTTGTAGGCGCAAGCAACGACGAAAAAATTGCCAACACTGAAGCGCTTATCGCTGCTACAGGCCAGAGCACGCTTGATGCAATTAAGGGCGCAGGTTTAGGCACAGGCCAAGGATTTACAGATAAAGACCTTAAATTCTTGCAAGGGATTGCAGGCGGCGCAATCACGTACACCCCACAAACCCTTACTGAGTTAGCTACGCTACAGCATCGAGTTGCAACTCGTAGCGTAGAAAATTGGAACCGCCGGTTTAAAGAAATACCTAAATCGGCAACGGAGGGTTTAGGGATTAAAGCCGTGCCCGACGTGCCGGCGTTGTCCTCTGGCGCAATATTTGCGGTGAACCCTACGACCGGCGCTCGTATTCAGTCTACTGATGGCGGCAACACATGGAAACCAGCAGGAGCTAAATAATGGCGTTACCACCTGGATTTGAACTTGAGCAAGCCGCGCCGCCGCAACAACCTGCGGGCATGAAATTGCCGCCAGGGTTTCAAATGGAATCTGGTGGTGGTGGCATGCCCGGCCCACGCCGCGCTTGGTCTGACGTGCCCGGCGAAGCGTTAGCTAACATTGGGCCAAGCGCGGTAAATTTTTACAAAGGTTTGGTGACCGCTATTACCAACCCAGTACAAACTGCAACAGGCATCCTTGACATTGGCGCAGGCGCTTTGCAAAACGTATTGCCTAAAAGTGTTGTTGATTTGGTCAATCAGATAGACACCAATCCTGACGCAGCCAAACGTGCAATTGAAACTGCAAACGCCGTTGGCGGTATGTTTAAAGAACGGTATGGCAGCGTAGAAGGGTTAAAGAACACGTTGGCGACTGACCCTGTGGGCGCAGCATCTGATCTATCTACGTTGCTGACTGGCGGCGCGGGCGTACTTAAAGGCTACGCGCGCGTTGCAGGTTCAACACTTGCAAAAGTAAAGGGGTTACCCCAAAGCGCGGCAAACAACGCAATAGCTAAATTTGACAGACTTGTTGTTGCGCCTTTAGAAACTGCGGCTACGTATACCAATCCCTTGGCGCCCGTTACTACGGCGGCAGGGTATGGCTTGGCGTTAGGCGCTAAAGGCGCAGGCAACGTGATTGACGCTTTGGGCGGCCAACGCGCTGCGGCGCGAGCAGGCAACATCGTTCGCAACGCGCTAACTGAAGAAGGCAGAACACCACAAAACCTAGCCGCCGCTCGAAATGCGTTGGCCGCTGCGCCGCCAGGCATGACTGTGCGCCAAGCGTTGGCTGATGTAACTTCGCCGCAAGTGCAATATCTTGGCCAATCGGTCGAAGCTAAAACTGCACCTGGACGTGCGTTGGCCGTAGAAACCGCGCAAGAGGCAGATCGTATGGCGCGTTTGCGAGCCGCCACGCCTGATTTGCAAACCGCAGAGGCAATGCGTGCAAACGTAAGCGGGCCGTTGTACACGGCAGCTACGCAACCAGGTATGGCAATCAATGTTGCGCCTTTGACGCAACAGATTGATACGCTGCTTGCCGCCAACCCAGGCAACGCAAAGTTGGTGTCTGCGTTGAATCAAGTGAAAACTGGTTTGGAAAGCAGTGCTGACGCGCAGCAAGTGTCTTCAGTTTTGGACAACTTAAAAGATTTGATTGCATCCAAAGACAATAAATTTATTGTCAAGAATTTAATTGGCGTCAAAAGTACGATTGAACAAGCGCTGCCGGGGTATCAAAAAGCGCAGCAAGTGTTTGCCGCTGCATCGCCACCAGTTAACCAAGCCAAAGTCTTGGGTGCAATGCAAAATGTTCTTGAACAACCGTTGGGCGTAGGCGAACGAGCCGGCCCGTTTATGACTGCGTTAGGCCGTGGTGAATCAGCGTTGCTCAAAAAATCTACCGGCGCAGCTCGGTATGATGATCTTAGTCAAGTGTTGTCGCCACAACAAATGAACGTGGTTAAAGGCGTTGAGTCTGAATTAAAACGCAACGCTGAAGTTGTGCGCCAAACTCAAGCCGGCGCAGAGGCCATGAAAATAATTTTGGACGCTAATCAATCCAAGTTTCGCTTGCCTAGTTTTTTGGATGTCAAGGTCACATTGACCAATCAAATGCTTGACATTCTTAAAGACAAGATGAGCGCCAACGTAATGAAAGAGTTGGAAAAAGGATTTCAATCAGCCAAGAGTTTTGAAGACCTTATGAACAAGGTGCCTGCGTCTGAGCGCTTAGATGTGCTGCGGGCGTTGGGCCAAGCGCACAATCAATTGAGCCCCGCCAAGTTAAACGTCTACACACAAGTTCAAAACGCTTTGGCTCCAACGCAAGAAAATCGCAATGCATTAGCCCCGCCGTACTTTGAAGTTCGCGGTGTCGGATCAACAGGCAAATGATGGACTACCAAGTACTCTTCAACATCGCCGTGGCCATTGCTGGATTCTTCGGCGGGTGGACGCTCAACCGCATCTACATTGCCATCGACCGGCTGGACGGCGACGTGCGCAACATGCCGCACGATTACGTGAGCCGCGACGACTACAAGGCCGACATCCGCGACATCCGCGAGATGCTGGGCAAAATTTTCGACAAGCTCGACAACAAGGCTGACAAATGAGCGAGGAGAAAATTCAAGCCATGGAAAGCAAGAGCGCTCTAATTGAGAAGATTACGTTTGCCTTGTTGCCTCTGTTGTTCTCTTGTGTAGTCTACCTGATGTCGGCGCTGTCTAATCTGGCCCATGAGGTGACCATCCTCAACAGCAAGATTAGCTTGGTGGTGACCAGCGACAACCGACAAGCAGTTAACTCTGGCGCCGAACTGGCGCGTGAGAAGCTACGCCAAGACTTGGAAAAAGAAATCCAAAAGAACCGCGATGACATCCAAGTCAACCGAATGCACATTGCCATCCTTGAAGAAAAGATGCACACCGTCAACCGCGTAAAGGAAAAGTAATGCTGACTCTGTTCTCATCACTTATCAGCTTCCTGATGGGCGGTCTGCCCAAAATTCTTGAGCTATTTCAAGACCGCGCCGACAAGAAGCATGAGCTGGCGCTGGCCGCCATGCAGACTGAACGGGAACTAACCCTCAAGAAAGCTGGCTTGGAAGCGCAAGAGCGCATTGAGCACATCCAGACCGAGCAGATACAGATCAACGCCGAGGTCACCAATGCCCAGACGGCCATGCAAGAGCGCCAAGCGCTTTACGCGCATGATGTGGCGCTGGGCCAAGGGGCAAGCACCTGGGTGATCAACATGCGCGCTGCGACCCGCTCAGTGATCACCTACGGCATGTTCATCATGTTTATGTTCGTTGAGGTGTTTGGCTTTTATTACGCCTGGCACACAGACGTGGAATTCACCGTGGCGCTCGACCAACTGTGGGACGATGAGACCCAGATCATCTGGTCTTGCATTGTGTCGTTCTGGTTTGGCGGCCAAGCATTCAAATCAAAATGAACGTCAGCGCCAAGGCTGTTGAGATGATCCAGCACCATGAGGGCATCAGGTACAAGGCGTACCGGTGCCCGGCAAAACTTTGGACAGTAGGAGTCGGACATGTACTTTACCCAGATCAAGCAAAGCTACCAATCGATCAAAGAGATGCTTATTCGCTTCGCCCAGAAGACAATCGCACGTTTTCAAAAGACGAAGTAGATGGAATTCTCAGAAACGATCTCCAGCGCTTTGAGCGCGGTGTGGAGCAACTTATCCCTGTCGCCCTTACCCAAGGCCAATTCGATGCTTGCGTCAGCTTTGCTTTCAATGTTGGTTTGGGAACGCTACAGCGCAGCACCTTCCGTCAAAAGGTTATTCGCGGGGAAAAAGACGCGGCCATAGCGTCGTTGTTGCAATACTGCAAAGCCGGCGGCAAAGTGCTCAAAGGGCTTGAAAACCGCCGCAAAGACGAAGCCGCGCTATTCCTCCATCCATAAAATGATTTGAATAAACACCCATCCAACTGCAATTGAAATAGCGGCACCCAAGCACAGGATTAGAAACAATCCGATCACATCACACCCCGCATTTCCCAACCGGCCAAGAAGTAATTCCAGCGCCCTTGCATAGCGGGGTTGGTGTACTTGTCGCCGGTCATGGCCAAGTCAGCGTCGGTGTAACCCTTTGATGACATCAGGGCGTGAAATACTTTACGTGCTTTCATTTTTCTTCTCCAGTTCGCGCCAAGCCTCTTCCTCAGCGTCGTCAATTTGCTTTTTGCGCCAGCCCGATTGCTCTGTGCGCTGTGGTGGGGTGGCTTGAGCAACAATTTCGACTGAATCCCAAATGGCTTGCCGCAAGACCAAGCGTTCCTCATGCGTCAAGGTGACAGCAATTACATCTTTCCACGCCACAGGCTCTTTCTCTGGCTGTGCCAAAGCTTCTTTGATGGCGGTGATGGCTTCAGAGCGGTTCTTTTTAGCTATTTCAGGTCTGTGCATAGCGGGCCATTCAAATGTATAGTCCGACTCCAACGCCTCAAGCGCCAGCTTCATTGCTTCTTTGTCAGTCATTTCAACATCTCCCTATATGCGTTAATCGCGGTTTTTAAATCGTTTTGCAACTGCTGGATGCGATCGTCTTGCTCTTGCATCTTGGCGTAGGCTTCAGCAGCAAACTTGGCCAGGTTCTCCTGACTCCATGTGTCAAACGCTGGCATTGCGTTGCTCCTTCAAACTTTTGGAAAGCTGCTGGCGCAACCACACAACGCCGCCCAAGCGCTTCCACTCGGCGTAATGCGCCGGGATCAACCGGGCGCTGACTGTGATGGCCACAGACGTCATCTCACTCTTCGGTCTGGGCATGGCTCACCTCACCCGCCGCAAGGGCTCAATCACCTTCTCAGGTGGGGGCGGGGGCAAGCCCGCGCTAGGCGGCGTCCAGCCCTGCTTGCGCCAGGTCGCTTGCACGTCAGATCCTCGGCTGGGTTTGAATTTAGCGTTTGTCACTAAAAGACTTGGCATCACAATTTTGGTGCCTGGGGGTGGTGTCCAATGGTTCATGGTCGTCTTGCCTCCTGTAGGATTTCAATCCGCTCGCGGGATGCCCGCAAGGCCGTGTAGCGCTGGTGCAGTCGCTCCAGCACAGACACTCGTTTGCCAGACTCACGTTCATGGGTCAGCATCTCCAGAACCTTGGCCTCATCCAAGGTTTTGAGTTCAGCGTTTAGTTTTCGCCAAGTGATTTCCAATTTTTGTCTCCAGTTTAGCTATCAAGTCAATGTGGTGCTGTAACGTGCGCGCAGCGGCGTTAGCGTCTTTGCGGTGAATTTTCACTATAGATCGCGCCGCTTTGAGTTGCGCTTTCCACAGGTCTAGTCTGGTCATTTAAGTTCCTCCATTGCAATATCCGACACCGCCCGCTTGTCATGCAAGGCAGCAAAAATTTTCTCGTCAACCGTTTTGTTGGTCAGCATCACGTAGCACCACACAGCGTGTGCTTGGCCTGAGCGGTGCAAACGACCAATGGTTTGTTCGTACAACTCCAAACTCCACGGCAGGGACAGAAACACCATGTGACACCCACCAAACTGGAGGTTGAGCCCGTGGCCGGCTGACTTTGGATGGACGGCCAGTAGCCTGACTTGTCCTGCATTCCATCGCTCGATGGCTCGGTCGTCGTCAAGGGTTGTGACGTTGAACCGGCGCTTGAGTTCGGCAAGCTCTTCTTGGTACTGGTAAACAATGATGGTATTTGCGTGTTGGTTCTCATCAAGCAACTCCTCCAAGCGATCAAATTTGTGCGGGCTAAACCAGACCGCAGTTGTAGTAGAGTCAAACTTGCCGGGTACGTCAGACGCTGTTTTGCGTGTGTCGTAAACGAACCCGCTGGCCATTTGTTGCAACTTGCCGGTCACCACGCCCGCATTTATCGCAGTGACGTCCAGCGCTTGAAAGTCCTTCTTCATCTTTTCGTAGGGCTTGCGGTCGCTCAGGTCGCAGCGCACCTCGACGACGTGCAACGGGGGCAGCTTGTCTTTGTACTCGCCCGGTTCCAATACAAACGTCGCTGGCTTGATCTTGTCCATGACCTTGGCCAGTGAGCCGACCCGTGGCGCCCACTCGCCAAACTCCTTGTTGATCAGCACGAAATACTGCTGCATGAACGCGCCCTTGGCGCGGCCAAGCAAGCTCTGGTCAACGATCTTGCACTGGCCGAAGACGTCCTCCAAGCCGTTGCTGGTGAAGCTGCCGGTCAAGCCCCAGCGAATGGGCACGTCTTTGATGATCTTGTCGAACGCCTTGAAGCGCGCGCCTGATGGGTTCTTTAATTTTGTGAGCTCATCAAACACCAGCCCGTCCACCGGCAGGCCGTCGCCGGTAACGTCGCAAACGCCGGCCAGCCATTGCAAGTTGTCGTAGTTGATGACGATCACATTGGCGTCGCTGCTGAACACATCGTTGCGCTGCTTAGGCGTGCCGACCGCAATGGCCAGCTTCAGGTTCTTGCTCCACTTGGGCGCTTCGATAGGCCACACGTCGGTGCAGACGCGCTTGGGCGCCACAACCAACCAACGCTTGACGTGGCCGTCTTTGATCATGGCGTCCATGGCGGTGAGCGTGATCGCTGTTTTGCCAGCACCGACCGGAGCCAGCACCATGGCGCGGTCGTGCTCGTACAAAAAGTCAGCGGCCTGCTCTTGATAGGGCCTAAGCTGCATTGTTCCACTCAGCGGCGATTTGTTTCGCGTGCTGTTCGTCTGTCACCACCGCGCCAGGCTTGTCCGGGAACGTCAACACGTTCAAACCATTGCGGTTCATCACGCCCCACCAACCCATATCGCCACCAAGGCTTTCGGCACGGTAAGGCGGGAACGCAAAATACTTAGCGGGTAATCCATCCATCAATCTGCTCCTTAGTCCACAAACACGCATAGCGCTGGTTCAGCAGTGCCATGTCCGACATAAAAATTTTTTGCAAGGGCGACAACCTGCCACCCTTGGTCTTCAACTCCACGAACCATGTCGTGCCATCTGGCAGGCAGGCGATCCGGTCAGCCACACCTTTGCGCCCTGGGCTGGTGAACTTCCACGTCTTGCCGCCCCTGCGCTCCACAGTCCAGACGAAGTATTTTTCGATTTCTTTTTCAAGCATGTCAAAAAGTTTAGCACACTTTTATTTTTTGTGCTACAGTCAAGGCTCATCAACTTAACTAAAGGACATTTCAATGAAACATCTTCTCTTGACTTTGTTGGCTGCCGCCTCTGTGGCGCACGCCGACAATTTTGCCGAAACCGACAACCAGGCGGGCGGCAAGATCACCATCATGACTGACGTGTGTGAGGCTGACAAAGCACAGTCCCGCGCTTACTTCTACACCCGTGACGGGCTGACTGAAGAAGGCTGCTGGAAGTACGATGCTGAAACAATCGTCATCGTCTGGGAACGCCAGGGCAAGCGCCGCTATCCCATCAACATGTTCTCGCTCATGGGCGGGTATCGTAAATTTAAAGGTTGAATCAAATGGAACTGAAAATCACCACCAAAGAAGCAGAACAAATTCTGCTGGAATGGGCGCAAGCCAGATTCCCAGATGCCTTCAATTCAGTAGAAATCAAAACCTACACTTACAGCGGCGAAATCAAATTCACTAAAGAGGAAACACAAGATGCAGCACAGTAACATTGTTGGCGGCTCGACTGCCAAGCGCGTCATCAACTGCCCAGGCTCAGTGGCCTTGGTGCAAAAGATGCCGCCCCAGCCCAGCAACAAATACGCCGATGAGGGCACGCTGTTGCACAACGTCATCGCTGAGATCGTGATGAGCGACAACCCGCCCGAGCACTACTTGGGCACCAAGTACGAAGACCAAATGCTCACGCAAGAGTTGATCGATAACAAGCTCAAAGTGGCCATGGCCGCGCTTGATGAGATTGACCCAACCAAGGAGATGGAAATTGAAGCTGAAACTCGCGTTGGCTTTGGCGATCTACTGCCTGGTGTGTTTGGGTCTACTGACCTTATCGGACGTATCAGAAACCGTGCAATTGTTCTTGATTGGAAGTTTGGTGATGGTGTTGCTGTGGAAGTAGAAGAGAACCCGCAGCTCATGTTCTACGCCGCCGCAGCCATGCGCACTGAAGCCGCCAAATGGGCGTTTGAAGGCGTTGATGAGATCGAGTGCGTGATCGTGCAGCCGCCACAGGTCAAGCGCTGGGTGACCACACCTAAGCGCATCGCTGAGTTTGAATTGCAGTTGGTGCAAGCCGTCAAGCTGGCGCAAAAGCCAGACGCTGAACTCAAGACCGGCGACCACTGCCGCTGGTGCGCAGCCAAGCCCATTTGCCCACAGATGACCGGCGCTGTTGACCGGGCGTTGAAGACGCAGATTGAGTCAATTGATGCGCCGGCACTTGGCGCGTACTTGGCCAACGCTGACATGCTAGAAGATTGGATTAAAGATTTGCGTGCGCTGGCGCACCAAATCCTTGACAGCGGGGCGTCAGTTCCAGGGTATAAACTTGTGGCCAAGCGTGGCACACGTCAGTGGCTGGACAACGAGAAGGCCGCTAACGCATTGCTTAATATGGGCTTCTCACCCTACAAAGAACCCGAGGTCATTTCTCCAGCGCAAGCGGAGAAGGAACTCAAAAAGAGCAAGTTGGCGCTGCCCGACGATCTCGTCGTGTCAGTGTCATCAGGCACCACCATAGCGCCGGAGAGCGATCCCCGGCCTGCGGTGATTCAAATCGGGAAGCAGTTAACTGCAGCCCTTTCTAAAATCAACTAAGGACTATCATGTCAAATTTAGTAGCGTTCTCTCAAGCGGGCTTGCCCGCAGTCTCCACCCTCTCAACCGCTTTGCGCGCGATCCAAGCAGACGTGGGCCCAGCCGGCACAGTCATCCTCAAGATGGACAAGACTGGCCACTGGGTCTTCGGTGCCGATCAGACCGAAGTGGAAGACGACTCCACCTGGGCCATCAATCCTTTCTCTTTTGTCCACGGCTTCATTGCCTGGGGCGATGGTGAAGTGCTGGCCGAGAAGATGGCGTCGGTGTCCCAACCGTTGCCCGAGCTTGATGAAGCGCCCCCAGGTGCTAAAAAAGGCTGGGAGACACAAGTGGGCATGAGCCTCAAGTGCATCAGCGGTGAAGACAAGGGCATGGAAGCGCGGTACACCACCACGTCAGTGGGCGGCAAACGCGCTGTGCAGACCTTGGCTGTAGCGTTGGCAGAGCAGGTCGAAAAAGACCAAGCAAAACCAGTGGCAATTGTGAAACTCAAAAAGGATCACTACGCCCACAAGAGCTACGGCAAAATCTACACCCCGGTGTTTGAGGTGCAAGAGTGGGTCAGCATGGACGGTGAGCCTGAGGTCGCCGTTGAAGCACCCGCGCCAGCAGGTCGTCGTCGTCGGTCGGCATAATTAACCCTGGGGGGGGTTGTTAAGACAGCGTTCGAGGATGGCGACGCGCAGGATTTTCTGGCTTTCTCCTGCGCCTTGTTGAAGCCCAAATTGAGACCCCCACCTACACAGTAGAGTAAAAATGGACAAATGTAACTACTGCGGCGCAGTGGAATCTGAGGTAGCAATCCTGTTCCGCTGCATATGCGCGAATTGCTATTCAGCCGCGCCGTTTGAACTTAGACGAAAAATAATTGAAGACGCGGCGGCCAAATGACACTCTGGGTAGACTTTGAAACCCGTAGCGCCTGCGACCTAAAAGCCGCAGGCGTTTACAACTACGCTCAAGATGCAAGTACCGAAGTGCTGTGCATGTCTTACGCTTTTGATGACGAAGACGTCCAGACATGGCTGCCTGACCAACCCTTTCCCGCTGAAGTGTTAAATTACAAAGGTGTAATTTACGCCCACAACGCCGCTTTTGAGCGCCTAATTTTTTGGTATGTGTTGCAGATCAACTTTGATCTGGAACAGTTCTACTGCACCGCCACCCAGGCCCGCGCCAACTGCGCGCCGGGTAGCCTTGAGGACGTGGGGCGCTTTGCTGGCGCGTCTATGAAGAAAGACCATCGCGGCTCGCAATTAATCCGCTTGCTGTGCATACCGCCATTTCGCAACGACCCTGAGCTCATGGCCGAGATGGTGGCTTATTGCGAACAAGACGTCCGCGCCATGCGCTCGATCAGCAAGGCGCTGCGGCCACTGTCTGCGGACGAACTGCTGGACTACCACGTCAACGAGCGCATCAACGACCGGGGCGTCTTGGTCGATGTGCCCTTGTGCAAGGCGGCCATCAAGTACGCCAGCGATGAGCTCATTGAAATCGAGCAGATCGTGGCCGAGGTCACCGAAGGCGCTATCACCAGCGTGCGCAGCCCCAAGATGCGCCAGTGGGTGATCGAGCGCGTGGGCCCGCAAGCCCTCAAGCTCATGGAGACCTACAAAGACGGCGAGATGAAATATTCGATTGACAAAACTGTCAGGGCCAATTTACTAAACTGTGAGGATGTCCCACCTTATGTTCAAGAAGTCATCCAGTGCGCCGACGACCTTTGGGCGTCGTCGGTTGCGAAGTTCAGCCGCCTTGCAAGCCTGGCAGATGTCGAGGACAACCGAGTACGAGGCGCGTTTGTATTCGCAGGCGGCAGCGCCACAGGCAGAGCCAGCAGCTATGGAGCCCAGGTTCACAATTTCACTCGCAAGTGCGCCGAATCGCCCGAAGACGTTAGAACTGCAATGGTCAGAGGCCATTCAATTGTTCCTCGATTTGGAAAGCGCGTTACTGATGTCCTCAAGGGGATGCTCAGGCCCGCACTGATCCCCGCCAAGGGTAAGTCCTTGGTCGTGGCCGATTGGGCGGCGATAGAGGCCCGTGCCAACCCCTGGCTCTCAGGCCGAGGTGAAAACAAACTGGAATTATTTCGCACGGGCGAAGACGTATATAAAGTCAATGCCGCCGCGACTTTTGGCGTACCTTACGCAGAGATTACAAAAGACCAACGCCAGATTGGCAAGGTGCAAGAGCTCGCCTGCGGTTTTGCCGGTGGCGTGGGCGCCTTCGCTGCCATGGGCCGCGCCTATGGCGTGCAGCTCACCGAGTTTGAATCTAAGCGCATGGTAGACGCATGGCGCAGGGCAAACCCGTGGTCGGTGCCTTACTGGCAAAACCTTGAAGAAGCCTACACCCGCGCCATGCGCAACAAGGGCCATGAGTTTAGCGCGGGCCGGGTCACCTATATGTTCGACGGCCAGCATCTCTGGTACGCTCTGCCCTCCGCGCGAGTGCTCTGCTATCCATTTGCCAAGCTGGACGCCGATGGTGTGACCTACGCCAAGGCCGCTTGGAAACCAGCAGCAGACGCAAAAGAATGGCCGCGTGCAAGGCTTTGGAAAGGCTTGGCGTGTGAGAATATCACGCAAGCCACCGCCAATGATTTGCTGCGCCATACGCTGCGCCAGCTTGATGACGTGGTGCTCCACGTCCATGACGAGGTGGTCATTGAGACCGACCGGCCGGAGGAAATGGCCGTGCGGTTAAAAGAGGTGATGTGTACGCCACCACCATGGGCCAAGGGCTTGCCCCTTGACGCAGAGGTAAACATAATGGAAAGGTACGGAAAATGAACGACCCAAAGTACAAATTCGGCGACACTGATCGCCTTTATCACCGGGGGGGGAATACTTCATCGACGAAAACGAGCCCGTCATGGTGCTACGGGGCAAGGACGTGACGTGTCTGGCTGCGGTTTGCGCATATGTGCAAGCGTTGCTTGACATGAGCGAAAACGAAGTGGTCAATAGTCACTTGGACTCAAGCCTAGAACGCCTGCGGGTGTTTTATGAGTATCAGACCACCAGTGGAGTGGCAGGCGTGGGTTGCTCCCAAAAGCATCATTCAGGATCAGAGCAATATATTGCAAAGACCGAAGCGCTTTTGCGTGAGCTTCGCATAATCAGTTAAATAAAAAGCCCGCTGGCAGGCGGGCTCTTAAAGGAGAGACATTTTGGAATTTCTGGATTTTATTACAAAACTCGCCCCAAGTGGCGAGACGGCGCTAATTGTCAGACAAAAACCACAGTTAAAGGACGGCGAGATACAACTCCACGCCGATGGGGCCGTCAAGTGTACGTGGCCGGCATTCCTGCCCGCCAAGGGCACGCGCGAGGGTCAGGCGTGGTACGCCAACACGGCCAGCTTTATCATTGACCGATTTGCCGAGGGCCGGGTGTCAGCGTCGGCGGCCAACTGCGAATACATCCTGGTGATGATGCTGGACGACATCGGCACCAAGTCCAAGACCCCGCCGCTTGACCCGACTTGGATTATGGAGACCTCTCCCGGTTCATTTCAGTGGGGCTACGCCTTCAGCGACCAGCCGACCAAAGCCGAGTTCAGCGCGGCCATCAAGGCCATCGCCGAGGCGGGCTACACCGACCCCGGCGCCTGCAACCCGGTGCGCAACTTCCGACTGCCTGGGTCGGTCAACCTCAAGCCTGGCCGCGATAACTTTGCCGCCCGCCTGGTGGAGTTTGATTCAAACAGAGAATACACACTAGGTGACATTTGCGCCGCCTTGGGTGTCACACCAGTGGAGCCCGACTCGCTCACCCTGCGCCCGATCCGCATCTCAGACGACGGCGCGGACGATGTGATGGCGTGGCTCAGTGGCCAAGGTCTGCTGCTCTCCAAACCCAATGGCGAGGGCTGGGCAGGTGTGATCTGCCCCAATGGTGCCGAGCACACCGATGGCAACCCAGAGGGGCGCTACATGCCCGCCAACCGGGCGTATTGTTGCCTGCACTCGCATTGCGTTGACTTCGATTCCCGCGCCTTTCTGACGTGGGTCGCCGACCAAGGTGGCCCCGCTCACACCCCCGGCTTGCGCGAGGAACTGCTGACCCAGGCCATGGAGTCAGCTTTGAGTAAGTTAGCACCGACCGCTGAATACCCCGATGAGGCCGCTCGCGTCATCGCCGAGGTGGAGCGCAAAGAGTTGGGCCGCATTGAGAAAAACGAATGGTTTGAGCGCTTTGCTTACGTCCAGACCGATGACGCTTTTTTCGACATGACCGACCGCCGGGAGGTGTCGCGCAACACCTTCAACGCCCTGTACCGGCACATCGACTGCAAGTCGATTCACAACG